TGGTGGGACAAATGATGATGATAATTCTGGTGTTCTCAAATATGTTAGAATTGAATACGCAGGTGTTGCAGCATTTGCCAACTCAGAGGTAAATGCTCTAACCTTAGGTGGTGTTGGAAGAGGAACCACTATAGAATATGTTCAGACATACTATGCAAATGATGATGCGTTTGAATTCTTTGGTGGTACTGTATCACCAAAATATTTGGTGGCGGTGGCAACTGCGGACGATGATTATGACTTTGACATGGGTTACACAGGTACCATTCAATACGCAATCTCTAAGAGAGATCCTTTGTTTGTTGATGGTGGTGATGCGGGTAACGGTGTAGAATGTGATAACGATGGTGCTGGATCAACTCTCATACCAACGACAAAACCAACTCTTTTGAACTTTACACTTGTTGGACCAACATCTTCACAATCGTTACCTAACCATAATTTAGCGATGAGATTTAGAAGAGGGACAAATTTTGTTGTTAGAAACTCTGTATTTTATGGTTATATGAAAGGCGGTTTACAAATTGAAAGTGATATTACCGTTCAATCGTTTGCGGATGGATCTTCAGAATTTACAAATAATATTATTCACAGTGTCGATACCACAAAAATTCTAATCACAAAATCACCATCAATTCTTTCACAAGAAGCGATGACAACAAAAGTAAATCAAAACAATAACATCCTATGGACAAATGGTTCATCACCAGTTACAAACGGGTTTGAAACTATTAGTGGTAATGTAGGTGCGATACCACAAGGAACCACAAATTGGCTCCTTGGTTGGACAAGATTTTAAAAAATATATATTCTTATTCTGAACCCCCACCCTCAAAAGTGGGGGTTTTTTTCTTTAACATATTTTTTGTATCTTTGTGGGATGAACTTAGAGATTCTACATCGGTACTGTGAGGATGGGTTGTTGTACAAACAAACACATCCCTATCTCCCATTGACTATATGGAACTACACTGAGAAGGTTCAGTACGAAGGTTTGTGGGACGAGATTACCTCTATGTGTAGGGGTTTGGTAACTGACGATAAGGGTATCGTTGCTCGTCCATTCCGTAAGTTCTTCAATATTGAGGAGGGTAAACACACTCCAACTTCAGAGTTTGATGTTTATGAGAAGATGGATGGGTCTTTGGGTATTTTGTTCTTTTACAAAAATGAGTGGGTGTTTGCATCTCGGGGTTCATTCACTTCTGATCAGGCTTTGAAGTTCAAGGAGATTTTTAGAAACAAGTATAAGACTTCACATCTATATCACACCAGTACTTATTTATTTGAGATTATCTATCCTGAGAATCGTATTGTTGTGAATTATGGTGACACTGAAGATGTTGTAATGTTGGGTGAGATAAACACTGAAAATGGTGACGAGTTGGATTTGGATTACTACGCCAATAGTGTCTTCAATGTGGTAAAAAAATACGATGGTATTTCTGACTACAATACTTTGAAGGGTATGATTGAGAACAATGCTGAAGGATTTGTTGTTCGTTTCTCTAACGGTGATCGTATGAAAATCAAAGGTGAGGAATACGTTCGTCTTCATAAGGTTATGACCAATCTATCTACCACTGCGGTGTGGGAGGTTCTATCTAACGGTGAGAGTATGGATGAACTTCTGAAGGATGTTCCTGATGAGTTTTACAACAAAATCAAGGAGTATGAAGATGAACTCAAGTCTCGATTTCAACTTATCGATACCGACTACTATAATTTATTCAAATACATCCAAATCAAAGTCCAAGAGTATGGTGGTGATAGGGGTACTTTTGCTCGTTTAGCCAAAGAATATACATACCCTTCATTGTTGTTTGGTTTGTTGGATGGGAAGGATATTTCTCCAAACATTTGGAAATTAATCAAACCTGAGTTTCGTAAGTTGTAATATTTTTTATATCTTTGTGGTATGAAAATCGTATTAGAAAAAGGACAAGGTCTGTTTTTCACATCAGACACTCACTATAACCACGGGAACATTTGTCGTGCCACCACCAATTGGGTGGGTGCTGATAACCTCACTCGTGATTATAAGTCCTTGGATCATATGAACGATACGTTGGTTAACCGAATCAACGAGATTGTTGGTGAAAATGATATCTTGGTCCACTTGGGTGACTGGTCGTTTGGTGGTTTTGAATCCATCGCTGAGTTCCGTAGTCGGATTGTTTGTAAGAACGTTCACCTGACTTTTGGAAACCACGACCACCACATCCGTAGAAACAAAGGTGATATTCAAGATATCTTCTCATCTTGTCAGGACTACCTTCACTTGGACATCCGTAAACCCGTAGGTAAAGAAGTTATGAAATATACGATGGTATGTATGCACTACCCGATTGCCTCGTGGGACGGAATGAACGATGGTGTAGTCCATCTTCACGGACACGTTCACCTCCCACCCAACCTTCGTATCAACGAGGGACGTGCGATGGATGTTGGTGTGGACGGAAACGACTTGTACCCAATTTCCCTTGAGGAGATTCGTAACATTATGAAGGATCGTCCTTACCGAAAACTCACTTTACCTAAAGATCACCACGAAAAACGAATTTTACCATGAAAGAACTTATTTTACTGCGAGGATTACCAGGAAGTGGTAAATCAACATTAGCAAAATCATTGGGTGGAAAGCACTTTGAGGCCGACATGTATTTTGTTAGAGACGGTGAATATAATTTTGATGTAACTAAATTGAAGGAAGCTCATGAATGGTGTCGTTCAAGTGTAGGTGGTTTGATGATTAACGAAGAACCAAAACTTGTTGTATCCAATACCTTCACACAAGAATGGGAAATGAAACCATACTTTGATCTTGCTAAAAACTATGGTTATCGAGTTCACTCTTTGATTGTTGAGAACCGCCATGGTGGTATCAACGAACATGGAGTACCTGAAGATAAGTTAGAACAGATGAAAAACAGATTTGAAGTAAAGTTATGATCAACAATTTAGAACTAATCAAACCACTTTTGAACTTTGAGAACGAGGGTGACTTTTACATGCTCTACGTTTTCAAACGAAAAAAAGATCAGACAACAGACAAGGCAAATCACCAGTCTGTAAGAACCATAAAAACCTATTGTGTCAATTCCATTGAGTATTTGGAAAAACGATACGATGAGATCATCCAATTGTGTGAGATGTTCAAATCCCGTGCGTACATCCATATCCAAAAACAAAATCACAAAGACGTTGCTTTGGAGATGATCCCTCAGATTGTAAAGAGAATTCAGTCTGGTCAGATCAACCAACAACACGTCTTTGATAGTGTGGTTGGTCAACTCAAGACTTATGAGAAACGGTGGATTGTGGATATTGATGTACAGGACCATGGTTTCGTTGGTGAAGTTTGGGAATTCATCAACAGTATTAGACCTGAAGGTCCGAAGATTGAAGCGGCGATCCCAACCAAAAGTGGGTGCCACTTGATTACCAAACGATTTGACGTGATGGAGTTTCAAAAAAAATATCCGGAATTAGATATCCAAAAAAAGAACCCAACACTACTATATCTACCAAATAGTTTGGACTAAACAAAGAACCCCCATCAAAAGTGGGGGTTTTATTTTTCCGTAAAAATAATATTGGTTTTGGTAATAATCCGTAATCAACTTTTTATTTGGAATTTCCACCTTATTTATTAAGAAAAATAGAATATGAAAAAACTATTATTTATTTTCGGAATTATGATGTCGTTTTTGACATCCGCTCAAACATCTAATGGTCACGCCAGTAGATATGTTTTTTCACCATCAGGGTTTGGTATTGAAAAGGACAGTGCATACCTAAATGTCGTGGGTCCACTAATCGACTTCCAATATGGAATCACTGATAAGGTTTCAGTTGGAGTTGGAACCCCCTTGTTTTTGGGTGTCTACGGAACCGCTTCATACCACACACAAGTTAGTGACAAACTATTCGTAAAGACAGGATTACTTGCAGGTGTACCAACAGTTGGTCGTGGAACTTTCCTTCTACCTTTTGCGGTTGGAACATATGGAACTCCTGACAACCAATTTAGTTTGGGTGTAGGATATTCAAGTTTTAACAGTGATGATATTGAACTCAATGGAACTGCATTGAACATTGGTGGATATCACAAGATGGGAAGTAGAATTGGTTTTGTCTATGAGGCTTGGTACCTACCATCAACAGAGACGGCAATAATCACCCCCAATTTTAGAATATACACAAATCGTGATAGAAGATATTGGAACTTTGGATTTGCGAACTTCTCTCAAAGATATACCTATGATGAATATAAGTTCTTGGGTTATGACTTAAATTGGGATGGTATTGTTGACACTCAAGACCCTAATTTGGGTGGGTATGAAGTTTATGATTACAACACGGTAGTGGGAACTTACTCGTATTGGGAACGACTGATTTTACCAACCATAACATTTGCAATGTATCTGTAAAACAAAACCCCCATCAAAAGTGGGGGTTTGTTGTATTTATATACTATGACACCACATCTCAAAAGATTTATAGAATTAAAAAAATCGGATGTACTCAATATCCTCCGTGGATACATCAAATTGAGAAAGATGTTTATTGATAGTGGAGTAAAAGACCGTCAACTTCAAAAGGGTGAAGGAATGACACGAGAAATGTATATCAAACGAGAGGAGATTATATATGACCTACAAAAATTAAAAAGTGAGGCTCGTAGGTTTGGTCTTATTGAAAACCAAGGAAATGAATTTGATGATTACTTTTCAGAATTACTAGGTAGAATTGATGACAAAACCCCTTTGTAATATGGCTGTAAAATCACAAACAATCGACGGAACAAGAATTATCAACGAGATTGATTCGTCAAATTTGAACAAAACAGAATATGATACGGCAACTAAAAAGATGATTGCCGAGTTTAAAAACGGATCTCGTTATGAATACGAGGGAGTACCACATACGGTATATGCTGAATTCAGATTGGCAGAATCACAAGGAAAATACTTCACAACCAAGATTTCCAAATCATATAAGTTCAACAAACTCCCTTAATTAATATCGGAGTATTTATAGTTTATGGACAAATACTCTGATATATTGGTATCGTTTGGAACTCAGGATACTTTAAACCCTGAGATTTGGAATGGATATAATACTGAAGATGCAGTTCTCAAACCAGGAATTAGAAAGGCTCTTTTGACAATTGCTGGTGAATTCATGGATTTCTTGGGTGAAGATTTGTTTATTGACGATGTGAGATTTACGGGATCATTGGCAAACTACAACTGGTCCAAGTTCTCAGATATTGACCTTCATTTACTTGTGGACTTCTCACAATTTGATGGTGAGGACCAAGAAGTTTATAAAGAGTTATTCAACCTTAAAAAAACTTTGTTCAATACAACACATAAAATTACCGTAAAGGGTTTCGATGTTGAGTTGTATGCTGAAGATGTAAACGAGGCTCACCACTCAACGGGAGTGTATTCAGTCTTGTTTGACGAATGGGTTGAAAAACCAAAAATGGAAGATGTCAAAATTGACAAAAGTTTCCTTGAAAAGAAAGCCAAAAGTGTAATGAGTAAAATTGACTCATTGATTGAAGAAGTAACAGATGAGGACTTGGATAAAGCCCTTGATAAAATTGAGAAATTCAAAGACCAACTCAAAAAGTATAGAACTGCAGGGTTGGAAGAAAAAGGAGAGTATTCATACGAAAACTTGGTATTCAAATTCCTTAGACGTTCAGGGTATATTGACAAACTATTCAAATTTAAGAACAGTTTGATGGACAAAAAATTATCCTTGGAAAATCAAGAAATAGAATAAAAATAAAGATTTCATAAATTCAATATATTTATATAGTAAAATTTAACTATGCCTGAAATCACAAATGGACAGTATGATTACGAGGATTGCGTAAACTGTGACGGAACCGTTACAATAAACCCTCTACCACATCCCATTTTTACAAATGGTGAAGGTGTGGCAATAGTACAAACCACCGCAGTTAAACTCGGAGGAATGAACGGATTAAACATGTAAAAAAAAATATTAAAATGGCTGACCTAAAACCAATTGGAAGTGAAAAATTACAAGGACAAGACAAAATTCAAAGAATCCTTGAAATCGCTCGTTATAAAGAATCTAGACCATCCTCAATCAATGAGACATCTCGTGTTGAATTCGGAAAGACTTTAGCTGACGGAAATAAGTACGAAATCGTAAAAGAAAAACTTGGTTATATTATCAAGAAAAGAATTGACGAGTCATTGGAGTATGTAGATCCAATCAAAAATCGTAAGTACTACAAATCGTATTCACAAGCCTTGAAGAGAATGAACTTGATGGCAGGTGAACTTAATCGTTTGAATGAAAACGATGAAGAAGTATCAATGTTCACTTTGGACGAACAAAAAAAGTTTACACTGAAATTACCAAAATCAGCTGAACCAGCACCTGCACCTGAAACACCTGCTTCTGATGAGATGGATGTTGAGATGGATATGGATATGGGTGACGAGGAAGTGTCTATGGATATGGACATGGAAGCTGGTGATGAAATGGATACGGATTCAGAAGAAACACCTGAAATGGGTGCTGAAGACGAGGAAGTTGATTTCAAAGTAATTCAGAAACTGACTGGTAAATTGGGTCAGAAAATCCGTACAATGAATGATTCAGTTGGTATGACCTCTGAGGACATCAAGTACGTAATGAACTCAATTATTTCAGCTCTTGATCTAAGTAAATTGGATTTGGAAGATAAGGAAGATATCGTTGCTAAAATCGAAGAAGAAGAGACTGACTACGGTATGGAAGGTGATGACCTCGACATGGAAGTATCTGGTGACGAAGAATTGGATTTGGGTCTTGACATGGATCTTGAAGCACCGGCTGAAGGTGAAATGGGTGAGCAAGACGACATGTACTTGGGAATCGGTGACCACGGTTTCTATGACAAAGATGATAGACAAATGAGAGATTTCGACTTTGATTATGATGAAGAAGAATATGATGATTTCGATGAGTTTGTTTCAAAGTATCCAAATCAAAAGTGGTTTCCAATAGACGATAGAGATGAACGACCTTTCGATTTTAAATTGAGACCAGGTAGAATGTTTTGGGATATGTATAAAGAAAAATTCGGAGGACCATTCAAACTTCGTAAAAGAAGAGGTGAAATGGGTGAGGGAGACCTTCGTGATAAGTTTGACGGAAGAGACAGTAAGGTAATTGGTGTTTACTCAAACATCAAAAACCAACGTAACGAAGAAATGAGTGAAGAAGAAAAAACACATTCATCAATTTCTAAAATTATGGATGGTATTTTCTCTGAATCTAAAGTAGATAAAGTTCTTGAAAAGTACTTTATGGTTTCTGAATCAGAAAAGAAAACTCAACCTAAAAAAAATACGAAATCAAGTTCGATCAAAATAGTTGCGGAAACTATTGAACAAAAAACGGCTGTTGAGTTCATGTTGTCTGAATCTAAAGACATAAAGTTCTTAGGTAAAACAAATAAAAATAACTTGGTATTTGAACACCAAGGTGAACAAATCAAAGTAACAACTAAAGGTGAAGTGTTATGAGTTATCTAATCTATGTGAATGGGCTGGGTCCAAACTATAGAGGTGATAATATGTATGAATTCATTTTTGGAGAAAATCTGGATGTTTGGGGTGAGAATTGGGATGCTAAACCAGCTAGTGGTTATCCTGAGCCACCCCAAATTGATTTTATAACAAAGGTTGGAACTTTAAAGAATACCTCCATAGAATTGGAACTAATCCAAAAATCTGATTATATGGGAATTACAGATGCGATGGAAGATATCATCGCATTAGCCTGGGAAACCGAAGAAACTTCTGAAAATCAACTTAGATTGGTATTCAGATTTGGTGATACCGAAAAAAAAGTTATGGATAAATTGTACGAAAGAGACCTAATCTTGGAATTTGAAAAAAAATCCGTATTATGAAAAACAAAAAAGAAACTAAAGAACAAGAAACTATCACTATCAAAGTAAAGAAAGGTTCACCCGATGAAGTAAAACTTCAACAAAAAGGAGCAACTTATCAAGTCTATGAAAAAGAAATGAAGGAAGGTCAAGACGATGATCCTTTGAATCCTTATGGAAGTGGTGAAACAACACAAGCCCCACATCAAGTAGGACCTGACACCAATGACGGATTTGGTGTTGATCCAGGAAAAACACCTGGTATGTACCAAGATGGTATGGACGAGGCTGACAATATTGAAGAAAAAAAGAGTAAGAAAGATCAAAATCCGTGGGCAGTTTGTACAAGTTCATTAGGTTTGGAAGGTAGAGAAAGAGATTCATACACGAAGGCTGAAAAGGCTAAATTCGAAAGATGTGTAATGGATGTTAAAAAAACTATGAAGGAAGGTAAAAATCCACTTCAACCAGTTGTAGAAAGTGCTTTACGTAAATTGGTTGAGAAACATATCAATCCAAGAATGACCAAAAGTGAACTTTTGAACACACTAAGTGAACAAGGAGTAATCAGACGAGAGATCGGTACAAACACAGGTTCAAAACTCGTTGGTAATACCAAAGTGGACAAACCCGTTGGAAAGTATTATACTTTAACCAAAAAAGAGGCTATGGAACAATCACCCACTACGGCACCACCTAAAGTAAAACCTGGTACAAAAGAAGCTCCTGGTAAAAGTGATCCGTTCAAGAATCCAAAACACAAACCAAAACCAAAGGCTGAAACTAATGAACAGGCACCTACCACGGCACCTCCTAAGGTAAAACCTGGTACAACCGAGAAACCTGGTAAGATGGATCCATTCAAAAATCCGAAGCACCAACCAAAACCAAAGGCTGGTAAAAACATGGTTGATGACAATCCAAAGGCTCCTGTGACAAAAATTCCTGATTATTTAACTTTTGATCAGTTAGGTATCACTTTTGAAAACAAAAAGTAATGAAAAAGAATATCCAAGAACAAGACCCTCAAAACAGAGGTGAATTTGAAAAACAAACAAGAGGGATGTCCCCTGACATTAAGAAAAGAATGGAGAAGGCTGAAACTCCATTATCGAAAAGTCCTGCATTTCCCGATATCAAATCAGAGGAAGTACCTGTTTCTTTTGAAGAAAAAATTGCATCTAAGAGATTCAAAGATGTAGTTGAAAAAGTAAAAAGATACACAGGTCAAGAAGACGTTAGTTCACAAAACGCTTTGATGGGATTACAAATGGCTATGATGGGTGCTGTGAGAGATGTGTTTGATATTCAATCACAAAACAAGGAGTATTTAGAAAATTTAGCTGTGGATTTGGTTCGTAAAGAAATGGGTGTAAGACCTGATCAAGTTCAATATGACGCCAAATTAGTTGGTATGGGTGAAATTGGTATGGAAGGGTTTTCAAAACAAGGTGAAGAGCCTGAAGAGGAAGAAATTGAACAAAATTTCCAACAACAAGAAGATGATTTAGATGATTTCATCACAGCGTTTGAAAGGTACGATATTGAGAAGGCAAAAAGAAGATTTATAAATGCCTTGATTCAAGGATCATCAAAAAAAGGACACTACATGTTCGAATTGGTGAAAGATGAATTAGACAGACTAGACCCTCGTCTGTTGAACCTTTATGGTGTACTGATGTCAGTAAATGATTTACTATATTGGGTACTTCCTGACCAAGTCATGGATAACATGATGGGTCAAGGTGGTATTGCGGGTAAAGAAGAAGTTGATATTGAAACAGATCCGCCTACAGTAAAGGCGCGTGGTGTGTTTTTCCCTGTTTTAGTACACGAATTAATAAAAGGGACTATGGAGATTCTTGGGACACAAGGATTACCAGATGACCCTAAGCAAGCCGAAATGGTTATGGCATCAACAGACACTTTGGTAAATGAAATTTGGGATTTGAGACTTGGACCTGTATTATGGGAAAAATTCATTCAAGCATATCCTGAAAAATTATTTGACGAAGATAAACGATGGATACAGAACTACCTATTCGCTCGTTTCTCAGCTCTTACTGCGGAGGAATTTTTCAAACTAGCAAAGGCAATCCTTAGAGGTGATGCTAAAGCAACTCAAGTCTTGGATAGAATGGTTACTGAAATTGTTGACCATCTAAACGAAACCCACGATGATGAAGACTACAGTTCTGATGATGAATCAGATTCTGATGTTGATTCTCCTGATGACGATGATTTGGATGATTTAGATGACTTTTTAGGTAGTTTGGGTATCAGTAGATCCTAAACTACTTTATGGGTTTAACTAAAGAACAACTTTTATTAGAATATTCAAGGTGTATGAGTAATACCTCATACTCCTTGAAAACATATCTACAAACTTACGATAACACACAATCACGTTATGTGCCTTTGGAATTATTCCCCGATCAGGTCAGATTGATTGAGGATTATGATTCTTATAATGAAAATATTGCCCTAAAATACAGACAGGCTGGTGTATCAACCGTAACCGCAGCATGGGCAAGTAAAAAACTTGTTTTTGCTAGAAAAACAAAACCTGAAAAGGTTCTGATTATCGCAAACAAACAGGATACATCTGTTGAATTTGCAAATAAGATTAGAGAGTTTACATCTCAATGGCCTGATTGGGTTGGTGTTGGGTTTTCACCTGATAAAAATGCCGCAAAACATTATAAACTAAGTAATGGGTGTGAGGTAAAAGCGGTGGCAACATCAAAAGACGCACTCCGTGGTTATACCCCCACTATTCTTATTTTTGACGAAGCGGCCTTTATTGATGCTGACGGAGACTTTTGGGCTGCGTGTATGGCGTCACTTTCTACTGGTGGTAAGGTAATCGTTATCTCCACACCTAACGGATATGATCCTATTTACTACGAGATTTACGATCAGGCGTTACGTAATATGAACGACTTCAAGATTACCGAGATGTATTGGTATCGTGACCCTCGTTATACAAAAGACCTGTATTTGGTAAAAACTAAGGATATTATTCATTATTTCCTTAATCGTGATGAATATGATGATAAAGAAGTAAGAATTGATTACTCTGACACTAATCCATTTCAAAGAAATTTTGAAGAGATTGTAAGTAAGTTTCAGGAAGGATATAAGCCATCGTCTTCATGGTTTGAAGCGATGGTAAAAAAACTGAAATACGACAAACGAAAGGTTGCTCAGGAATTGGAGTGTAATTTCTTGGGGTCGGGTGATAATGTATTTGATTCTAATTTGATTCAAAATATTACTGAGAATACCATCAAAGAACCTGTTAGTAAGATGATTAGTGGTGGTTTTTGGATATGGAAGGAACCTGAGATTGGTCACAAATACATTATGGGTGTTGACGTATCAAGGGGTGATTCTGAGGACTTTTCTACAATTCAGATTTATGATTTTGATGATAGGGAACAGGTTGCCGAATATTTGGGAAAAGTTCCACCTGATGTGTTAGCAGAAATTGCCTTTAAGTGGGGTACGATGTATTCTGCTTTTATTGTTATTGATATCACCGGTGGTATGGGTGTTGCAACCTCAAGAAAGTTGCAAGAGTTGGGATATAAAGATTTGTATGTTGAAGGTGTTGAATACGGTAATAAATGGAAGTTTGATCCAAAGGTAAAAGATAAAATACCTGGTTTGAATTTCAGCCAAAAAAGGGTTCAGATTATTGCTTCTTATGAGGAGGGTTTAAGACATGGACTAAAGGTTAGATCCAACAGATTGTTGAATGAGATGAATACATTTGTTTACATCAACGGACGACCTGACCACATGAAAGGACAACATGACGACTTGATTATGGCAATGGCCATGGCGGTGTATGTTGCTGAGACATCATTTACTCAACTCAGTAAGGTAAATGAACAAGCCAAAAGTATGTTGGAATCTTGGACTGTTGAGACGTATGAAAAACCTAATCAACAATTCTTCAATCCGGCTCTTCCTAACACAGGACAACAGTTTAACAACCCAGCATACAGAAATCAACCATCTCTGAAAGAATATAAGGACTATTTATGGTTATTCGGAGGTATGAAGCGTTGAGAAATAATTATTTGATAGTAATTTTTGTAAGAGATGGAAGAAAATGAAAAAAACTTAACGATTTGGCAGAGGTTATCCCAAACTATGGGACCAAATTCCCTATTGGGACAAGACCTACCAACGTACAAATTTGATAAAAAAGAATTGCTTCGTACCACGGATAAAGCCGAGTACGAAAAAGAAAAATTACAAGCCCGTCAAACATATTATTTGACACAACAATGGGCCAAGATTGAAAATAACCTTTATAGTCAAGCAGTCTATTATGAACCAACTCGTTTGTCTTCATACTATGACTACGAATCTATGGAATATACTCCTGAGATTGCAGCGGCTTTGGATACTTACGCTGAAGAATCAACAACCGTTGATGAGAATGGATACATGCTTCAGATTTATTCTGATTCACCTCGCATCAAATCAATATTGGGAGATTTGTTCAACAACTCGTTGGATATCAATACCAACCTACCGATGTGGACAAGAAATACCGCTAAGTATGGTGATAACTTTGTATTCTTGAAGTTAGATCCTGAAAAGGGTGTTGTTGGATGTTTACAACTTCCAAACATTGAAATGGAACGTATTGAAGTTGGTATGAGAGGTAGGGCATCTTCGGGAGCCTCTTTAGCTGGCACAGGTGACCATGTACAAAGTCTTACTTTTACTTGGAAAAACAAACAACTTGAATTTAACTCATGGGAGATTGCCCACTTTAGATTGTTGGGTGACGACAGAAAACTTCCTTATGGTACTTCGATGTTAGAAAAGGCCAGAAGGATTTGGAAACAATTGGTTCTTGGTGAGGATGCGATGTTGGTATACCGTGTATCAAGAGCTCCTGAAAGACGTGTTTTTAAGGTTTACGTGGGTAACATGGACGATGGAGATATCCAACCATATGTACAGAGATTTGCGGCTCAGTTTAAGAAAGATATGATCACAGATCCAAGTACTGGTAATGTTGATATGAGATTCAACCAAATGGCGGTTGACCAAGACTTCTTTATTCCTGTTCGTGATCCAGCGGCACCTAATCCAATTGAAACTCTTCAAGGAGCGCAAAATCTATCTGAAATTGCCGATATCGAATACATCCAAAAGAAACTATTGACCGCACTTAGAATACCTAAAGCGTTTTTGGGATTTGAAGAAGTTGTTGGTGATGGTAGAAACTTGTCTCTACAAGACATTCGTTTTGCTCGTACTATCAATCGTATTCAGAAGTCTATGATTGCTGAATTGAATAAGATTGCGATTATCCACTTGTTCTTGTTAGGATTTGAAGATGAATTGGGTTCATTCCAACTTAGTTTGACAAATCCATCAAAACAAGCGGACTTGTTGACCATCGACGTTTGGAAAGAAAAGATGTTGTTGTATAAAGATGCGGTTATGCCGATTGAAGGTATTGCACCAGTTTCACAATCATGGGCTAAGAAACACATCTTAGGATTCTCAGATGAAGAAATCAAACTTGATTTACAACAACAAAGAGTTGAAAAGGCAGTTGCTACTGAAATTCAAAATACTCCGAATGTAATTACCAGAACGGGTATCTTTGATACTGTTGATAAGTTATACGGAAATGGTAAACCGGCAGTCACAGGTGAAACTGAAACCGTTGGTGTTGATGCTGAATTTGGTGAATTACCAACCGAGGCACCAGAAACTGGATTTGAAGCACCTGCAGGTGAAGAAGCACCAGTTACTCCTGAAACGGTTGAAAAAAGGATGAATATCATCGTAGAAAAAAATGATTTGGGTGTAATATCAGAGATCGATTTAGAGAAAGGTAGACGATCTTTAGGTGAAATTGAAAAAGAATTACGTAAAATCATTGACTAATAATATTTATTATAAAAGTTTTGCAATGAAATTCGGAGAAATATTATCCAAAATAGAAAACAAGTTGGTTGGTTCTTATGTGAACGAAACCTTCAAAAAAGAAATGAATACCTTCAAGAAGAATATCTTGGAGAATAAAGAAGTCAGTTCAGTATATCATATCTATAATCAACTCAACACCAAACAAGGTTTGGAAAAAGAAGTTGCAGATCTTTTTGTAAATGAAAGTCTTCGTCAGATTGAGAGGAGTTTATCCAAAGCAAATTTCACTGAAATCAATAAGTGGGTAAAAGATGTTGTTTGTGAAAACCAATATCAAGATGTTGATAATTTAGTTTATACAAAACCAAATACAATTTTGGAGTCAGTATCAAGTAGAAAAAATGTAATCAACAAATTGATGGAAAAACAACAAGTACAAGAGTCTATCAATTTACCAATCGATTCTATCTTTAGAATTGCTGGAAAACAACTTGAAAATTATATTGAAAATTTGGATGAAAGTTCAAAGCAAGATTTATCAAAAGTTTTGATGACAGAAGATACTGAATTGTCAAAAGAATTTACTGATTTGAAAACAAAAACAATTGATGCATTATCACACATCACTTCTGTTGAAGATGAGGTAACAAAGAACAAGTTGACCGAAACAATCCAACAAATCCAAAACGAAGAATATTC